CCTTTGACTCCTTGCAGTTATATAATCATTGGCATCTTGTCTAGTTATTGCCATTTTAATCTCCTATTGCTAAAGGTTGTAAAGTTGCACTAATGTTTATGGCTGATCCACCACTATCAACTGCCTTGATTACCATACCTGCAACAGAAATTGTGAATCCGTTATTTTCTATGGTATCAACAACAGCTATGCCTCCATTGTCTACACCTATAATTCCAGTAAATCTTGTAGAATAACTTCCACCACGTCTGACTGCATTAAATAAGTATGTGCCATCACCGGTATTATCGGATGGGGCTGTATTTGTGAGGTCGAAAACTTCCGTAGCACTTGTGCCTAAATTCACATCAGCATGTAATGTTCCAATATTCATACCTTGTCCAATAGTAATTGCATCACTTTGGTCAATTAGTAATCTTTCAGCACCTCCAGTTTCAAATGATAAAGTAGTGCTGTTTAATGCAGTAAATTTATTTTTATTTCCACCACCTCCACTATACTCAGCAGATGTCATTGAAAATACAGAGGCAGGTTGAGATGAATCCGTAAAAGTAATATGTTGAACTGCATCTGCACCAGAAAATGTAATTGGTTGAAATGTTGTTGTTGTGGTTCCATCAATCACTAATTTTTCTGCATTGTTAGCATCAAAATGAATTTCATTTGCAGTTTCAAAATCAATCTTTGTTTCAGCATCCTCACCAATAACTATATCAGTTGCAAGTAATGATGTGATTGTTGTTTGTGAGGCATTGATTGAAAAATCAATATTATCATTAGATGTGTCATAGGTTACTGTTATACCACTTTCAGTATTGCTTGAAAGCATATTTGTGCCAACTGTATCTCTTATAAATGTTCCTAATGCAACACCATCTATTGTAACAGCATCGGCTTCAAGTGTTCCATCGACATCCACATCACCACTAATATCTAAACTACTTGCCTCAATTTCTCCTGATGTTTTAAAAATGACATTATCTCCACCATCAACCTCAAAGATTATTTGATTATCAGTACCGAATTTGATTCTGTTATCAGCATCTCTACCAATTTCTAAACTACTATTTACAAGAGATGTAATGCTTGTCATTGAGGCATCAATTTCTAAATCGATGGTATTGTCTGCATCTTGATAAGTTGCTGTGATCCCAGTTTCAGTATTGGAACTGAACATGGCTCCAGTTGTATCAGAAATAGTTTCTGCTAAAGTAACACCTGCTATTGTGATAGCATCTGCCTCAAGTGTTCCATTGATGTGAGCATCTTTGAATTGTAAACTATCACTACCTAGATCTATATCATTATCTGTTACTGGTAATAATGCTCCATCTTGTAATTTTATTTGGTCTGCTCCTGATGCTCTAAAAATAATATTATTATCGGTTGCAAAATCGATGTCATTGTCTGCATCTCTACCGATCACTAAACTTGTGTTTGTGATGGAGGTAATTGTTGTCTGTGAGGCATCGATTGCTAGATCTATTGTGTTATCTCCATCTTCATACGTTGCTGTAATTCCAGTTTCTGTGTTGGAGGAAAACATAGCACCAGTTGTGTCTGATATTGTTTCTGCTAATGTTACCCCACCGATTGTTAAAGCATCGGTTTCTAATGTGCCATCAATATCGGCATCACCTGAAATATCTAAAGAACCTGCATCTAATTCACCAGTTATTGTAAAATTTCTGATTCCAGTATAATCTTTATTAGAATCTAGTATAACTGCTTTTGATGCTATTGCAGTTCCGACAGCAGTTGATCCTAAATCAAGAGCATTTATTTCTCCCACCACAACTGTTGCACCATCAAGAATATTTAATTCTTCAGGTGTTGAAGTGATCTGTGTGGTACTTGCAACTGCTAAAACTGGTAGAGTTCCTGATTGATTAGGAAGATTGATCGTTCTGTCTGCTGTTGGATCAATAATTGTTAAAGTGGATTCGTGAGCATCAGCAGTAGCACCCTCAAATATAATCGCATTTGATGCCTCCATTGTAACCGTATCAACAGTTGTTGTTGTTCCTGCAACAGATAAATTAGGAACTAAAAGAGTTCCTGAACTTGGATTATATCGTAATGCTCCAGTATCATCTAATAGTGCATTGGATTCATCGTGAAATACAACTGGAAAGTTTGTGTTTGCTGTGCTGTCTGTAACTGTTGTTGTTGCTGATAAAGTTGCATTAGAAACAGTTGTTCCTGCTATGACAGATGATAACGAACTACCATTGACCGTGATTGCATCTGCTTCGAGCGTTCCATCAATATCTGCATCTCCACTTACATCCAATGAACCTGCATCAAGTTCGCCAGTGAGTGTGATATTTCTAAAAGATGCCACATCTTTATTTGCATCTACTGTTACTGTTTTACTTGCAACAACTGTTCCCACAGCAGATCCAGTATCATTATAATTGAGTTCAGATGCTGTTGCTGTAACTCCATCTAAAATATTTAATTCAGATGCTGTGCTTGTAACATTTGTTCCACCTATATCAAGCGTGGTTACACTTATCTCTCCTGCTATGGTTGCTATACCATCTGCTAAAGTAATTAGATCTGTGTCATCTGTGTGACCGATTGTAGATCCATTTATATTTATATTATCGATGACTGCTTGAGTAACAGCACTATTTGTTCCAAGAGTTACTCCATCAACTGAACCACCATCAATATCAGGACTGTTAATATCAGGGCTAGTTAAAGTTTTATTTGTTAAAGTATCAGTTGTAGCACGACCAACTAAAGTATCTGTTGCATCAGGTAATGTGATGGTTCTGTCTGCACTTGGATCACCTGCTGATAAAGTTAATTCATTGGCATCACTAGATGATCCCTCAAAAACTAAACTCCCAGTAATAGTACCACCAAAAGCAATAGTATCACTTGTAGCATCACCAAGTGTTATTGTTCCTCCATTAAAAGTAGTAGTTCCAGTTACAGTTAGATTTCCTCCAACAGAGGCATTTCCTGTTACTGTTAAATTATCTGCTATGGTAGTTTCAGATGTAGTATGTCCAATGGTTACAGCGATTCCTGATGTTTCAGTTGCAATCTTTAAAGTGCCAGTAGAATTAGTGATGAATGAGTTAGATCCATCATGATAAATCTGAAGATCAGTTCCAGTTCCTAATTTAATAGTCTTACTATCCTCTAATTCTATACCTCCAGTAGATAATTTTAATCCACTAGCAGTTCCATCTCCATCATAAAGCACAAGTGCTGTGCTTGATAAACCACCGTCATCTCCAGTATGAATTAATTGAACATAACTATCTGCGATTCTTTGATTTGTTAAATTAGTTACCGATGCCATTTTATACTCCTAATTAGTATCGAAACTCCCTTTTTTATATTCTTCTTCATAAAAGTCTTTGCCAAAACGTGTTTGAACCCTGCTAATAAGCCCTCTAACGTCTTTACTTTTGCATTGTGGACATTCACTTGCCTTGTACCCAGAAACGTCCATAAAACGCTCAAAAACGATTTTACATTTATTGCATTGAAACTCGTAGATCGGCATTACTTTTTACCTTTTTTTGGTTTAGGTGGCTTTGGATGTTTTTTAGGTTTTGGTTCATCACAAGAAACCACAGCACCTGCAACACATTCACATCCATCTTCATCGCATAATTCATAGCCATTATCTTTATACTCTTGAATACGTTCTTCTGATGGATTCCATTTACCAATGACCCTGCCATCTTTTTTAAAATATTTCCATTCCATATAAATCTCCTTTTGAGTATTGAGGGTGGAAACCCACCCTCTTACTCATTATCATCCAGTTTTAAGGATTGTTAAAGTTCACAACAGGTAATGCTGTTGAACTTGCACTGTGTGAAAGTGTTGCACCGAAAAGTGAATCGACTACGATACTTGTTGCCAAGTAATCGATGTCATAAGATTCTTGTACTCTTGGAGCTAATTGTGATGCATAGTAAACACCACTTCTTTTGAAGATACATGCTGTTTCATCACCAGTTCCACCATCATCATCAAAGTCTGTTGATGCAAAGACTGGGATTCCATACACATTACCTAGTTCACCACTAGCATTCGGATTGACTGCATCTCCTCTTCTACTTGCATCAGAAAAATCTTGCAATGATAGAAGACTTGAAAAGAATGCAGGAGAGGCATATAAATATGTATCTCCATCTGTGTAACTATGTCCTGCATCTAACAACTTTTGTAGACCTGATCTAACAAGTGCTGTTGTTGCTGTATTATCTGCTGATAAAGTTACATCGTTTCCTGTTGCTGATTGGAGTACATCAACTGCAATATAGTTCTCTATTTTCTTTGCAATTGCATATCCCATTGATCTAGCGTACATGCTGAATAGATCAGGGTTAGATTGTACTCTAACTAAATCACCTATTCGCTTAGCTTCATAAACGTGTTGATTGACGGTGAGTTGAATTTCGCCATCTGTATTTGCACCATAACTAACTGCCGAACCTGAACTTAATGTTGATGCTGTTTCTTCAGACACTTTAGGAATATGTAATATATCTCCATTTGGTGCTGATGCAGAAAGATCAGTTACTTGATTTACAAGTCTGAACTCTCTTTCAGCATAGTCTAAGATTGCCTCTGACCACAGCTCTGGGATAAATACGGCACTTGTGCTAGTTGTTACCTCTGCCATTTTAATTACCTCTTATTTCTATAACTTGCAATGATACCCTGCCAGTTCTCTCGTTTCTCTTTTTGATTCATATCAGTCATCCTCTTGGATGGAGTAGTTGAGATTCCTGCAACTGAACTTTCGGTTCTTGCAACTTTCTGTTTTAATAGTTTATTGTGGACTTTACGTAATGCAGGTGTTGGTAAATCCTTAAAGTCATCCTGATCATCTTCAGGAAAGTCAGATAGCAGTTCTGCTCTGATTTGTTGTTCGGTTTGTTGGAATTGTTCTACAATAGGTTCAAGTTGAGAGATTTTGTTTGCACGTTCCTCTGCAAGTTCTTTCCATTGTTGATTTTCTTCCATCTGTTTCTGCCGATCATTTTCGAGTTGTTTCTGAAGTTTTTCTAACTTCTGTTCTGCTTTCTGTGATCTTTGTCTGTACTTTTTGCTTTCTGCTATTATATCAGACACATTGATGTCTCCAGTAGCTGACTCCTTTTCTACTGGCTCTGTTACTTGGTTCTCCTGAACCTCAACTGATTGTTGCTCTTCGGACATACTGCCCTCCTTATTGATTAAGTCTTTGCTAACCAACTCTTATATTGACTGGTTTGCTAGTATATTCTTTTATATTCTTTTCAATTCTTTTCATAAAAAATTTTGCTATTCGATCACGGTTTTTTTTGCTTAAATCATAGAGATCATATCCATGTCTGTTTGCATTACCCTCAACAATCTGTCCTCTTGCAAAAACCAGTTTGAAACCATCAACAAGGTTTTTAACATTGATCCTTCTTAAGGTTTCTCCAGTTAATCTCATATTAACATTATTGACTTTTGTGTTTGTTGATTTACCTCTGAATGCTTTTAATTTTGTTTTATTAACACCAGTCATAGCATTTGATTTATATCTTCTGTAAGTCTTGCTTTTATATTTAAAGTTTTGTCTATTGTTTTGAAAGATTCCCTTATCTGCATCTTCTATGATCCTGGACTTTGCAAGTTCTCCTGCTTTCTTAAAAATATTTCTTGGTATTTTATGGATGTCTTGGTTTCTCATATAACAACCCAGTCATGCCTACAATTAAATCCACCTCTATCATCGAATCCAACTGGTAGATCAAATATTTCCTCCATTGTATATCCCTCAGAATTTTGACCATCCTCTAACACTTGTCTGCAACTATCTCTTGTTTTTCCATCTAAAACACCCACATATCTATACCTTGTTTGAGGTTCATCTGCGAATGCCTGAAACGTTGCTGAATTGCTAAATTTTGCAAATGAATCATTAACAATAAGGTTTAGATTAGCACTTGTAAGTTCTGTGCCAAGTGTGGCTGTTAAACGATCCACAATCTGTCTGCCTGATTCTCCTGCAATAATACCTCTTAATAATTCTGATTTATATCTGCTTGAGAAATCTCTTGCTCTTCCTAATAATGTTCCTGCATCCAATTCTTTTATCAGTTCAAGATTCTGTGCTGTTGCTACTTGAACTTGCAATCCTCTAGATCTTGCCTGATTAAATACTTTTGTTGCCACGTCATCATATTCATTCATTAAATCAGTTAAAGCATCACTATAACCAAGTCTGTTTAACTCCTGAAAAAAATCTAATTCTCTAGCAATGATTGTAAGTTCCTGATCACTTAATCTTGCTAATCTTGATGCAAGAGTTGGCAGTTGATCGTTGAGTTTATTTTGGATTCCACCTAATGCACTCATAAAATTTTCTGCTCCATTAGCCATTTTGTACTAATCTTTCAACTAATGTTTGTGCTTGTGGTTGTTCAGGTTGAGCATCTTGCTGAACCTCTTCCATTGCTTGATCTATTTGTTCATCTGTAAAATCAGGATTGTAATGCCTGAACCAATCTTTTTTAGATGCTAATCCATTATCCCATTTCCACAACCATTCCTCACGTTCTTGCTGTGGACTTGCAGGGATATGTGGTTCACTAAAATCAACTGAGTACTCATCATTAATATTTATATTATTTGTTTCTAGTATTGTTTTATCTAGTTGAAATCTTTGTTTCTCAAATTTCCTGAACCTTTCAAAGTCAGCCATGACTGCCTCAGTTAGATCCACCTCCATAATTCTTTGATGCTCTCCTGATGTGCTTGATGTATCATCTCCCCATTTCATTTTCAGGTGCATCGCATCTGCTGTGGTTTCAATAATAAATTTCATGTTAGATCTAATTTCTGATAATGATCCTGATGGACTTACAATAGAATAATTAGCACCTTCAGGTAAGACTAACATCTTTGACACATCCATCTTTAATCTTGTGGTTTCATCAACTCCAGTCAGGACGCTTTGGCCGAGGGATTGGTACATATTTCCAAGAGATAACTGAGTGCCAAAAATATTATATAAAAGGTTAGCATTTGCAACCATCTTCCCTTTACCAGTTCTGATAAACTCATTACCTAGCATTGGATATAAATGACTGTAAACAATAGGAACGACACCAAATGGATTTATATCTTCATCATTCACGTGGATCACTTCACCACTTTTTTTAATTTTAAAATGAGATTCATTAGACCAATAAACAAACTGCTGTTCTTCTGCTCTCATATCTCCATGTGAAAACAATGGATAAATAATTCCTATAGGATCAGGATTATTTTGTTTGAAGATAGGTTCAAAGTCTGTTATGATATGAGAATCAAGTCTGTCTTTATCTTCATCATAATATCGAAGAACTGCAACTGTTCCTAAAAGACCAGTCAATCTGTCCACCTCAATCATGTCCTGATCTAGATCACCTAATCGTTCTAAATATCGGTCATCTGCTGTTCTTTCAGGTGCAGACTTATATGCGATATACCTAGCATCAATTAATTTTTTAGTAATGTTTGTGGCTAAAATAGGTGCAAATTGAAGAGCATTAGGATCAAAGTAATTCATGACCTCTTCTTCTAAATTGATGCCCTCATAATAATTCATTATCTTAAGTCTGTCTTCATTCTCATTATAATGCGAGGTGTCAATGTAATCTTTTAAAGATTGCACTATGGTTTGTAGGGATAAATCAGGAACTAACATATATTATTACCATCTGCTTACTTCCAATACCTCCCTCTTCTTGATTGGAAATTTGTTAATAAAAAAATATCGGACTGCATCCATACCGTGATCATGTCTGCCATCCTTCAAAGGTTCTTCTTTCAATGCTTGGTTATCTCTTTTTTCAGGGTATCTGTAATTCTCAAAATCTTCTATGATTCCATGACAACTTTCATCAACAAAGAGTCTTGCTTTTTTTTCAGCATTTTCAATGAATGATCTAACGAGGTCAATACCTGAAGATATATTTCTGCTGATTTTATCTGTTTTGAATTTTGGGAATATCCCATATCTTTTAAATATTTCAGTCTCTGAACTGCCTGAGATACTTTGAAACCCTGCTCCTGCAGGATCGCAGAAGTAATTCGTGGGCAGGACTGGGTGTCCTTTTTGTAAAATCTTTTGAACCAATTCCTCAGTTTTAATATTTGTTTCATGAATAATCTCATCTATAATATGAACCTGAACGTCATTATCAACCTTGCCAACCTGAAACCAAACTGCTGATGGCATCCTGTAACCAAAGTCTACCGAACAATAGGTGTCCCATTCTTTTTTAAATGGAAACTTTCCAACATGTTTACTTCTATCAAATGGATAAACTTTACCTGCATACGATGTAAACTGTGCCTCATACTCTTGAAGATAGGTTTCTTTGGTAAGTTCGTTTTTAAGTTCATCAATATTATCTTTAAAATATTTAGATGTGTAACTTGGATGTTGCCATGATTCCCAATCAGGAAACTCTTCTGATTGACCTCTGACATATAAATCATAGATCCAATTAAAACCTCGTGGTGTAGATGTGAAAAGACATGTGCCTAATCTGTCTGATAAAGTTGGTCTTAAATATTGTTCCCATATTCTTTTAGGGAGTAAAGCACATTCATCAATGATCAACCAATCTAAACCCTCTCCCACAAGCGATTCAGGGCTGTCAGCAGACTTGATCCATACCTCAGAGTTATTTAAAAATTTTGCATAAAATAACTGACCACCTATAATTTTTTTAGTGATCGTTGGTAGTCTGTGTTTTAAAATGAGATTATCAAAAATCTCTCTACCAATTTTATGGGCTAACTCATATGATGGTGCAACGATCCACCCTCTTGAATTTTCTTTAAGAATACCAAGTTCTGCCTCTCTTGATGCACTGTAAGATTTACCTGATCGTCTACCCTGAATATTAACTCTGAATCTTGCTTTAGAATTATGCACTGCCCATTGTATTGGTTCAGGTTCATATCCAATTGATTTAAAATACGCACTCTTATTCAGGCTCAGAGTGTGCTGATCTGACAATCTCATGCCACTTGTCTGATACATCTGCTGTCCTCTCCACAGCTTTTCCCTCAGTTCTATTTGCTATAAATTCAACTGCCCATGATTTACCTTGCAAGGCATAATGAAAAACTTTTCTTAAAACGACTTCAAGTTTTGTGTGACCATCTTTAGTTCCCTCTTCAAATCCTATCTTCTTTAATATATCAGGAATTGACTGAGATCCCTTTGGTCTGCCATTTAGATTACCACTAACACCTTTTTTAAAAGTGCCATCAGAATTCCTGTTCTCTCCTGTTTTATCAGGCACTTGCAGACTCCATTAAGATTGCTTTTTTACCAGTATAATCTTCCCATCTTTGAACGATCACATCACAATATTTAGGATCTAATTCCATACCAAAACACTTACGGTTTGTTTTTTCACAAGCAATTAAAGTTGATCCTGATCCTAAAAAAAGATCTACAACTAAATTATTTGGATCACTTGAATTTTTTATCGCTCTTTCAACCAACTCAACTGGTTTGGTTGTTGGATGTAATTTACTTTTTAAAGGTTTTTTAAAATCCCAAACATCAGATTGTTTTCTGTCACTTAATTTTTTTATTCTATGTGAATCATACCATCCATACCATATTGGTTCATATTTTGTATGATAATCTTTTCTTGATATAACATGTCTGTCTTTATTCCATATAATCGTTGAGCTCCAATGAAAATTATTTTTTTTCATTTCAAGCATTGCATTACCCCACTCTTGAGCAGACATGACTAAATAAACTATTGTTCCCTTCATAGATAACTTTGCAAGTGAGTTAAATGATTTATTTAAAAATATTTGAAAATCATCTGTGCTCATATTATCGTTTAATATTTGATTGTTTTTATATCTTGGATGTTTATCTTTTCCATAGGCAACATTCCACGGTGGATCAGTAAAGATCATGTGTGCTTTTTGATCTAATAATAATTGATCTATATTTTCAAAGTCTGTGCAATCACCACATAAAAGTTTATGATTACCTAAAATCCAAATATCACCAAGTTTTGTTCTTGGTGTTACTTTTTCTGGAATCTCATCTTCATCAGTTAATCCAACAACATCAGGAGTTTCAAATTGTAACTCTTCATTAGTAAAACCCCAGTCAATTAAAGATTCAACATCAAAGTAATTACCAAGTGCATCCCAATCCCATTCACCAGTATTTTTATTGAGTCTTACGTTCAACTCTTTCTCTTGGTCAATCGTTAGATCTAATTCAACACAAGGTATCTTTTCAATGTTTAGATCTTTAGCAATTTTTAACCTTTGATGTCCTCCGATAACAATATTTTCTCTATCTTTGTTTTTATTAATGATAACTGGATCAACTAAACCAAAACGTTTTATAGAATCTTTGAGGTTTTTATATTGCTCTTTAGTCAATTGACGTGGATTATATTCTGCAAAGACTAAATCATTTATATTATGTTGTTTTATATCCATATTAAAAAAAAGTGATAAGTGTTTAAACCGAGTTTATTACTTTGTGTTTTTTAACTCATCACCATAAATATCAAGAAGTTCATCAAATATTTGTGTTGAGTTTTTATCAGGAGTTATTTCTTCTTTTAAAGAAACAATTTTGTTTTTATTGTATATAGAATAAACATCAGATTTTTTTGTATGTGGTTTTAAATAAATAGATTTTATTTTCTTTGCCATCGATTTATCACAATTATACTTTTGTTGGATTTGTTTAACTGAAAGTTTATTTATATTCATAACGTCCCTTACCATATATCAAAAATTGGAGGTTTTTTGAATTTAAAAGTCTGTAAGTTGTTATATTGCTGAATTTAAAAAATTTTTTTGTGGAGGTTTTGGTAGACTAAAAATTAAGATTAATGCCTTTTTTCTTTATCGTTTGCAATCTTTTATATACTGCTGATTCACTAATTTTTTCTTCTTTTGCTATTTGTTTAACTGATTTTTTCTTTATCACGTGTTTTCTTATTGCTTCAAATTGTTTATGGGTTAGATTGTTTTTCATTTTATATACTCCAAATATTCAATGTAAGAGATGAGGATCAAAGTGGGTTTTCTGTCTTGCCTGATAACAACTCCATCTATTTTATCAGGATCTAGATCTAAAAATTTTGGAAGAGATTTTCTTATTTTACATTGAAGTCTTTTATCATTGATCATTATATCACATTCAGAGGATTGACCAAGACTTCTACCATCTGATGCATATGCACGTACAGATTTTTCTATGCCTTTTTCTTTTGCAATATTAACGCATTCACGTTCAAAATTATTACCTTTAGTTTTTGATTTACTTGCCATAAAAATTTAAAGGGTGCAAATGGGAGATGAAGTCCTTTCACACCCTTTTTCTTATCCAGAAAGTCTATCTATTCATGGCGTAATCATCAAGCCAGTCTTTTTTGTATCGAATAGTGTTCTTTTTATCTTTTGCATAATTAAGAGATCCACACAATCTTGCTCTATGAATTGTTTTAGTAGATACTCTTAAATAAATAGATGCATCCTTTGTATCAAACCAAAATGGTAATTTTCCATCTATTTTTTTTTCTAATTGGTCTAATCTTTCTTTTAATGCCAAATCCATTATAACTGCTCCATTTCATCAATTGGTATTATTCGCAAGGTAGGGGTGTTTTTTTTCTTCATAGTTTCACATTTATCTGCCAAATGCTTGGAAAGATAAAATGAATGTGGATATTTAAAAGAACCATCTTTTTGTTTATAAGTTATGCTAACAAAAACGCCTTGATCAGTTATTATATTTTGATCAATTCCGACAGCGTTAAGTTTCCAAATAGGTTCTTTGATCTTTACTGTTTGCATTGTTTTTTTCCTCCATCTCAATTAATTCTAATATCAAACTTGCAGTATAAATAGATGTGTCAAGAACTTCTTCTAAAACATCCATTTCTTTATACTTTCCAATAGGCATCTCTCTGCCAAACTTGGCATTACCTTGATTAAGTCTTTGCTTAATGAGGTCTATGATCTTATCATTCGTTGATTCCACAAACCTCTCCTACTGCATCTCTATCGTAAGTTAAATCTCCATACATCCCTGCCGATAGTTTTGATGCAGGTAAATCAGGTAAATCATATTGTTCTTCAGAACGTCTTTTAATTTTTTTTGGTTCTGTTTTTTCTTTGAATTTTGCACGTTTATTCCAATGGTGGTCTACACCATAGAATCCATCTAATAATTGATGACCAATCTGTATGTCTTCTTTTTTTGGTGCAGGTTTTAATTTTTCATTAAAAACCTCATTTTCACATGCCCTGATCATGAATTTTAATTTTCTTCTGTTAATCTCCATAGTTCATCCTCTTGTTTTTGTTCCCTCTCTAAAAAAATTTTTTTTTAGTTTTATCATATCCACCCTTGATTGCTTTTTCAGCAAGTAACAAATGATTATCTACCATATCAGGTTCATTTTCTTTTTTAAATTGTTCTGCCAAAACTTTATGATATTCTGATTTATTATGTGTGTTTAATCCTCTTAAAACTGCTTGAGCAATTCTTGATCCATAAATTTTATCTTGATCACTTATTTGTACTGGTGGTTCATAAGATAATTGTTCTTTATTAGATTTGAATATCGGTTCAACAATCTGCCAAGATGGATATCTGAAAGGTTGTAATTGTTTAATAAAATCTGTCCATGATCGTTCAACAACCTCTTGTGTATATTGACTCAAACAATCTCTCCAAAATCTTTTTTGTACATCATTAAATTCTTTAGATGTGTGTTGTTCAATCTCAATTATTGCAGATTCTAATAATTCATTAGTCATTTCAGTTTGTTGCATTGATCAATTTCTCTTTCTTAATTTTATCTTTCAAACCCACCACTTGTTTTGTTTTATTATATTCTATTCTATTATATTCTATTCTATTAGGAATGATTACTCCATGAGCGTTCAATGAATCCTCACTGATATTATATTTAGATGGTATTGGTCTGTTGATTTTTTGATATTTATTCCAGTTCTTTACCATGAGAATATCATCACCAAATTCATCCTCTTTAATTGCTATGATCAAACCTATTTGGATCAGTTCTTCTTTTAATTTTTTAACATCATCTTTTGTAATATCATCAGCAGGAAATATCTCTGCTTTTAATTTTAGATCACTATCTTTATGGATTCCTGAATCATCGCAAAAGTTCCACAATCCAATAAATAATAAACGTGCAGAATGGCTTAGGGTCATCATTTTTTCATCACACCAAAATTGAGGGTCAATCATTCTTTTACGTGCCACTAATCAATCCCTTTTATTTTTTTAAATTCAATAACAAGTTCACTCATAAGATTATTTAATTGATCAACAGTGCAATTAATAAGAACATCATTATTGCAAATATCACGTTTAATCCTACGAGTGACCTGAATGCCTTGTTCCATACCAAGTTCTCTACAAAAAGCCGACTGTGCCTTAGCAAACCTGCGAAGTATTTTAATTTTCTCATCTAAAATGGTAACTCTATTTCTTCCTCACTTGTTTTGATTTCAGGTTCAGGATCAACTAATTCACGTTCAATGATCAAACCAATATAGGTATCGTTTCCATCTTTAGTTTTATTATTCCATCCTGCTACCTTGTAAACTACTTTTTTTCCATCAGGAGTTAATTCATCTACCTCCATCTTTCCTCTCCAGTCAGGGTGTTTATCTTGGTCTTTGTATTGGTTTTTAAAAATATTTATTCTCATTAGTAAGCATCTCCCATTAGATCTGTGTTATTATATTTTACTGTACCATTACTCACAATTTTTGGTTGTGGTGTAAATTGTTTCTGTGGTTGTTTTTTTGGTGCAGATTCTTGATCTAATGCACCATCTGTATCTTCTCCACTTGCAAGATTTAAAAGTGCCATTATACTATATCTTCTGTAATAAGTGATTGCAGTACCTGCACTTTGATATAGATTTATTCGTTTACTAGATTCAATATTAGTCTGCATTTTATTACTTATAAATTGACCTGATTCGTGGCACAACAATGTTTCAATACCAATCATTATATCATCTCCAACTGGTAATTGAATGATCACCAGTTTATGTTTTTCTAATATTGGTTTTACTTTAATTAAAAGACCATCTAAAGAGGTGTATTCATACATCCCTTTTGAATCTTTATCCATTACCTTTGGTAGGTCAGATTGTACTTTTAAAAGTGCAGGAATCAATTGATCCAACTTTTCTGATGTTTTCATTATCTTATCTCCCTTTTATAAATCTTCAAACCAAGTCATAAATCTCCAGTAAGTATTCACCATTCTTCTCCAAATTGTTGGTTTTGCTTTACCAAATGCAGTTAGAATTGCAACTGCTTTAGATTCGTATGGTGGATAACTTGGTTGGTAAACTTTGTCAAATTCTTCTTCGTAGTAATTATGAACTTTGCTCACGATCATTCTCCTTTGGTTTAATAATCTCATCAATTTCTTTCATGGTTTTTTTTATCATGTTTATAAGCGTATCTAACTCTTTACTGAGTTCATTTGTGGAATCAATAGAACTAGAAATAGCAGAGTCGTAATTGCTTACGACATCTGCTTTATTGTAGGGGTTTTCATGTCTTTTCATTTATAGCACTCATTTCTACCAATCGGAAATGGTTCAGGTTTATATCCAATAGGTGAAAGTATATATGTAATTCCCTTAATTGGATTTCCATATAAAGTCCTATACCTATTGAACCTTTGTTTTTCGGATTTAATTAATAAACATGAATCAATTAATGTATTTAATCTTGTATAATAACAATCGTATTTGACCTCACATTTTAGTCTTTGAATTAAATCGGTTAAAAGGTTTCGCTCACAACCATGATTAACACAATCTTTAGGTCTATAAAAAATATTTAAATGATAGTTTTCTATTGCAGTTCCAATTATTACTTCTTTGTCATTTTTAGTTAAACTCTCAAAAAATTCATCATTTAAGTCATCTACCATTTTTTCAGTATCCTTTATGGGTTTTTGACTATGACTGGTACTATGTTTTCCTCCGTTTACACAAAAAAACCCTGTTGTTGGAAAGAATGAAAGGTTTTTGTCAGGTAAAACAACATAAAAATCATCATCAACATCATACCAAGGATTGGTATTTTTTTTATTAGTGATGTATTTATATAATTGCCAATCTTCTAAATCGGTTGTAATCCAATTTTCAAAATCGGCTGTAATAGTGTCTTTCATTGTATTCATCTCCCTTTAAATTGATGATCATGCAGGGTTGATGAGCGAAGAAAGGAAAAGACTTGTACCCTGCACATCATCAGTTTTTTATTGATTATTAGTATTTTTTCGCTCATTATAATGAAGTTTAATATTAATTATAATTAATTCCAAGAATAAAAATTACTAATAATTAACTATAAAGTTAATATAATTAACTAGATAATTGTGTTGTAAATTATTAAATTCTTTCACTTAATTATGTTTGTGAATACAAGACTTGCAGTAATCAAAATGATCGAAGAATCTAGACTGCCCATCAGTCGTGTGGCAGACCTCGCAGGAATGACACCTAATTCAATATTCAGGTTGAAACGTGATCCAAACTCCAAATGTAGAAGTTATAATGTGGAGAAAATAGCAGACATTTGTGGTTTTAAAGTGAAATGGGATCAGCGAAAACCTGATGAATGTAATGTGTTTAAACTTGACGACGAACCTATTGAGGAGATTCAAAACATGAATGGATTTACTAATGAAATTGAAAAACTTGCTGATCGTATTGCAGATTATAAAATGCAAAACAGAATGAAAGATCAAGAGATTGAAGAACTTAAAGAAAAGTTAAATACAATTAGCATTGATGATGAAACAAAAAAATTAGATTTTGCAAAAAACTTTCAAAGTGAATGTAAAATGGAGGTTCGTTTAAATGGTTTAACTCTTGAAAACAGACTTTTAGACATTCAAGGTAAAGATGCATGTTCAAAATATTTAGGATATTCAGAAAATGAACTAACCGAACTGTGGAGACCTAATGAATGGTTTAAATTTGGTGAACATCCAATAGATCAACTTTTTCATAAAGAATCTCCAACCAAATTAGAATCTGCTAAATTATTTGTTTCAGGTGCTTTATCATTAGCAAAAACTGTTTTTATGTCAAATGAAACCTTTGCATTACCTATTATATATAAGCACAAAGATGGATCAAAAGTTTTAACGACTTTATATTTTGATTTTAATATTTCAAAAAAGATTGCAACGATTAAAACTAGGTTTCATAATGGAACTCATTAAGTCCCCATGTTTTGTTCCCCATGTTTGACCCATTATGTCCTTTGATGTCCTAGGATGTCCCTCTGAAAATATATAAAATTAAATTTGTTGAATATAGTGTTTTTAGATTTTAAGTCCACAGTGTCTACCAATTCCACCACCCGGGCATCAAATCTTTTGTCGTCAATCTTTTTTTCAAAAAACTAAATAATTAAAAAATGTTAAAATTCTTTGTTCCCCATGTTTTGTTCCCCATGTTGTCAAATTTGAGGATAAAAACCTGATTTTTTAACACTTGGAAAATCTGTTTCTAATTGGGATATATGAAATTTAGTATAACCATCAGTTGTATTAGTATTGGTATGACCTAATAATCTTGACACTAAATGAATATCTCCAGTTTCAAAATATTTTCGCACTGCAAATGTATCTCTTAAATTATGAAAATGCAATTTACTTTCTTTTCCTAAAACTTTTTTTACTGCTTGTTTAAATCCTCTTGATATTTTACTACGATCATTAAACTTAACAATATGGTATTTTTTATCTTTTGCTTTCTTTTGAAAATCAATTAAAAAATCTTTTTGTTCTTGATTTATAATAAACTCTCTGAATCTTTGTTTTCTTTTTGTTTCTTCCATTGGTATTTTCATCAAATAGTTTTTATTCAATGGAATAATATTAGCATAAAAAGGTTCTTTTAATCTACATCCAGTTTCAACATAAAATTTTATAACTTGTTTTAAATAGTTTGCATCATCACGAGTTTTTTGAAAACCACTAAATTGATTAAAATCACATTGTAATATTTTATCTAATACTGGTTCTGAAAAATAAGTTGGTTCTTTATTGGGTTTAGTTGGTAGTTTTATATTTGGTTTATTATTAAGATCTAAATTCCAATCTTTAACTTTTTCAGCGTAAATGAAATCAACTAAATATTTAAAATATCTGAGACTGTTATATGTAAAGTATTCTGAATCTTTTTTGTTTACATACTTTCTAAATTGTAAAATATCTTTTTGTGAAATAGTTTCAAAATTTTTATTTTTACCAAAACAATCTAAAAGTCTTCCTAATATAATTTTATCTCCTCGAATAGTTTCTTCAGATTGATTTTCTGTTATTTTATAATCAATATAATAATCAATTGCATTTTTTAAAGTGATCGTTCTTACTTTACTTACTTTATCCTCATTGATCCATTCAAAATATGTTTTATCAATAATGCCATTTAACAAATTTTTTCTTTGTTGATGCACCATCAATCCTCTTTTCTCTGCTTGATGTTTTTGTTGTATAGTTGATAATGACATATCTATTTCAAGAGGAATCAAAAAATCTTTTTCAATTCCATCCTCAACAGAACGTAAACGATAATAATATTTTTGACGTTTAAAAATCCAATGGTTTATTCTTCTTACCACAGATCAATTTAAGAAAAATTTTAAAATTCTTCCACAATTGACTATTTCATTTTAACTTTTATAAATAAAGGGAGGTTACTATGATTCCTGCTGAACATATTGAAGAAATGGTTAAAAATTCTTGGATCAAAGATGCTGATAAAGAAGATTTAGATGCTTTTTTTAAATGGTTAGAAAAATGTCCAATTGTTTATAAAGCAATTGATGCCAATGAAAAAGATCATACAATCGAGTTAAATTATAAATTTACATTATTAAAAGAAGATTAAAATTCTTCAACGATAGATAAACTGGTATTAAAAACCCTTGATGCTACTTGAGTTGATTGCAATTCATTCTGTCCAAATCTAGCATATAAATAATCACCAACTGTTGTACTTGATGAATCAGGAGTAAATATAAATGGAATATGTGATCCATTAGTTTTATTCCAAACTGAATTATAAAAATCAAACGATGCATGATTATTTGTTGATATATCTGATGAAGTCAATTGAGTATCATTAACAAAACTATAACTAATATCATACCTTGTTCTTCCACCAAATCTTAAAGATGTGTTTGTTCCCTTTGATCTAAATGGCTGACCTGCTGTTGTATCTGAAGATGTGAAACCCTCTAAAAATCGTGCTGAACTAAATCTCTTACCTGAAGGAGTCTCCATAATATCGTTCCCATATTCAATCGTTCTATTAACTTGTAAATCAGGAGATCCTGATAATTCAAAAGCCATACCAATTACAATCTGACCAATCTTTAAATCTGTGCTTGAAAAATCTCCACTCACTCCCTCTATTTGTATTCCGAAATGTTGAAAATTTAAATTTGAATCAAAAGTTATAATTGAATCTCCATCATTGTCAGGAGTGAAAACATTAGAACTTTCATCTGCATTAATTACCTCTGATGATGCTGTTATTGCACCACTATTATCTAAAACAATTGCTGATGTGTTTGCACAAACAAAAAATTGTGCATCTGCTGTTTTCATATTATGGTTTAAGATTGCCACATAAGACAAAGGGATCGCTGTTCCAAAATCTAAATTAATTAAAACATGATCTTGTTTTGTCACGCTTCCTGCTGATGTGTCAAACGTTACTCTTTTTTGAGGATTCATATCAAATAACTCTTGAACAACTCCTCCACCTGATTTGATTCCAACAAAATCATTCGCACTGCTTGTTGACTGAACAGTAAAATTATCCATTCCATATCCTCTTGAAACCATAGAGTTTATTTGATCTGTAAAAAATTTTGGTGAAACAATTCTTTGATGTGTCATTAAGGTCTTCCTACTTCTGTAACAACAAACTCGCATCCATGAGGTCGTTTTGTTGTTTGTGTTATCATAAATAAAAAACTGGTTGTCATTGCAGTTCCATATAATTTGATGTTTGAATCCCAGTTCTCAAAATTAATTATATCTCCCACCTCAAGATGATTGTATCTAGCAGTTGGAACATCAAACATGATCACAAGTTTTCTGTCTTTAGAAATATCTTTATAATAACTGGCTAATCCAGTTGCTGTTGCTGTGTCTAATATTTTATCTGCCTCTATTTCCATTTCAAGAGTTTGAGAAACTCCTGATGCAGTTGTTCCCTGCGATGTAGAATCACTTGCAGAAACTGATTTTTTAGTTTGATTTTTTGCATAATCAAAATCATAATCAATAACGATAGAATTTCTAACTGCATTGAGTGGAGTAAATGCAATGCTATCTAATGTCATAAAATTATAATCAATATTTTCAACAGCATCTCCACTTGCATAATCAGCATCTTTTTCAAGAGTTGCAGTTTTAAAAGTTTTACCTGCTGAAAGAAAAAAGAATGTTCCACAAAGAGATCCGATATTTTCAATCAAAGATTTAGAATTAATAAATTTATTTTGTGAAAATGCAAACTTTATGTTTGCTATTGAACTCGGATGATTGGCAGTTCCAATATCAAAAACATTTGTTATCTTGCCATTGGTTGAGTTTCCTGATGCATCAAAAACAGTTGTGTTTATATCTGAGTAAGAAAGTTCAGTTCTTATAATATCCTCTGCTATATAAATAGGATTTTCGATTACATCATTTTCATCATACCCATTATCTCTGCTGTCATCATCTGCCCAACTTCCAAATTTTCTACCTTTTCCACTAAAATATACATACTCAATATTAGCAGGATTTGTAACCTCTTTTTTCTTTTTGATCACTTGTCTTGGAACTAAGACACGTCTATCATTTTGGATAAATGAATCCATCATCGTTTTTTGTTCATTTATATCCTGAATATATTGTGTATAATCCTGATCTGCTGTATAGGTAATTTCTAATGCAACCTCTTTAAATTGTGCATTCACATTTACACTTGCACCTGCATCAAGAAAAAATTCATACGTTCCCTCAAAACTCCAGTTTTCTTGTTCACTCGTAGAGAATATTAAACTACCTCCAGTGAGTGGTATATCAATGCTCTGCTCAAGATTAGAATCTGAAAAAGTAACATTGACAGAATTACCAGTATTATTTGCATCTCTAAATGTAAAAGCATCCTGACCTGATCCTACAAAATCTTGAAAACTACAAACTAAATTTATGTCTGTGATCACACCAAGATTAGGTTGTTTAGGTATATCAAACTGAACTGTTCCAGTTGAACCTGCATTTGCTGTAACTGTTGCACCAGTTTGAAATGAACCATCTGTAAGTCCACTTCCGTTTTTCAATTCAGGATAATAAATATTTGATGATCCACTAAACCGTATTATATCAGTTGATCCTGAAACTGCAAAAGCAACACTTCCTAAATTTGGATAAATATTTTTTTGATATTGAAAAACTAAATCAGCATCTACTGTATGCATTCGTTGAGAATCACATTGTGCAACAACCACATTATTTGAATCATCCCAAGAATTAATCACAATAGCAGGAAACCTTGCTCTTGGTGCATATTTGCTAAAATTGCTAGGTATCGTTCCTATATCACTTTTTTCAGAAAAATCTCCATATTGCATCGGAATTGGTTTATTTAAATTTTCTTCAGGAGCATCTGATGATGTAACCACACTTGTTGGTAGATCCTTGTGAATTGTTCCACTTTTATCAAGCAATTGTAGAACAACTTCGTTTCTATTATAAGTAAAATCTCCTGCAATGACTCCCTCTGCTAAAAGATTACTGGAGGTATCCCAAGGTCTTACCTCTTGTTTACATTGAAACAATTCCCACTTTCTATTTGCAAAGTTTTGAGAAGAAAGAAGATCAGAAAATCTACCTCCATTTATAGAGTTAGGAACATTTGCAATTTTTAAAGTCATAGTGCTGATTGATGAGGTATAATCAAAATAATCTATATTTTGAATAAACTGCCCAAAATCAGTTATTAATCCATAATAAAAATCATCACCATCATCTCGATTTGCATCGGATAACCCATAAAATAAACTGGAAGATCCTGCATTATAATAAAGTTTTACAACCCAAAATGTGTTGGTGTTTCTTGCATACAATCCATTGGTTAATCCTGAACTAAAACTAAGCATTATCCGATGGCTCTTGCATTATTGATTGCAGGTAATAATGTATTTTTAACATAAGATTGTGAAACTAATCCACCGTTAATATTGATCGTTTGATTTACTTTCGATGTTTGACCAGTAAATCCCTTTAACAGAAATGCTCCGAATCCTCCTCCAGTTGCTGTTTCGATTGCCATACCTGCACCACTTGCAGGATTTAAAATACTTCCTGCTAATCTTAACATTCCAAAAATTGCAGTTTTAGATGCAATCTCAACTGCTAAACTTGTAACTGCTGAAGACAAAATTTTCTCCATATTTTGACCCTCAATAGATGCCTGAACTAATCGTTGGGTAAATGTTTCTGTCATTCCAATTAAACCCAAAAAAGGTTCTTGCATTTTTTGCTCTAGCTCAGCAATACGATCTGCTCTTTCCCTTTGTCTTTGATCTAAACCAATTAAAGAATCTTCATAGGCTTGATCCATATTCATTTTTTCTTCATTTCTTTTTTTGAAATGCTCTAACTCAACTTTTATAAAAGCATCAAGAATTGCTTTTCGAGATTCACGTTCTTCTTTATCAAGTATTTTATTTTGTTCTATCGATGCTAACCTTGCATTTTCTCTTTCAATATTTTTCTCTCTAATAGCATTTTTTTCATCTTTATGTGCTTGAACAAGATCAATAATTTTTTGTCTTTGACCCTCCATCACATCACTGTTTACCTCATACTCATGACTTAAAGTTTTAAGCAATAGAAATGCACTTTGAATCTCAGGAGTTAAAGTCATGTAAGACATTTGATTTTTAATGATTTCATCATTTTGATTTGATGTAGCAAATAAAGTTTCAGTAACAACATTTAAAAAACCAGTCATTGCTGTTGTTGCTTTCATTACAGCAGGAGTTGATGCTTCACCAAAAGCTAGTCCTAAATTTTCAACAGCAACTGAAAGTTGTTGTTGTCTTTCAATTAAACCAAGTTCCTCTGCTCCAAGTTGTTGAACAGCAGTTTTTGCTTGTCTCATTGCTTCATTTAAAAATGCTCTTTTTCTTTCTTCTTCGCTTAATTGAGCTACTGATACGCCTTGTTCTTTTGCTAATGCTTTATTGGCAGATGTAACATCAACCATAATACCCAAGTTATCTAACATCAATCTTGACTGCCTACCAAGTCCAACTGTTAAAGAATTAACAGCAAAAGCAGTATCAACACCCATTGCTTTACCTAATCTTTGAGCAGTATCTAAAAGCTGAGCCATTTCATCATCATTTTCAACAATACCTAAAAGCAAAGCTGTATTAGCAGATGTTAAAAGTTCTGTATCACCTATTGTTCCATTAGTTGCATCTCTTAATTTTTGTAGAGAATCAGCAGTAAATCCAACATTTTTACCTAGATTTAACATTGCACGTTCTAGATCTTGAACTCTTTGTGACTGAACAGCAAGTTGAACTGCTTGATTTGCAGTTTGAAATGCGATGAATCCTTTTGCAACTTGCCCTGCTCTTTTGCCAAGTTTTTCTAATGATGAATCTAATTTTCTAGTTTTTTGAGTTGCCTTATCAATGCCTAAAATTTTATAAATTAGATTTATTGTTTTATCTGCCACTTTTTTTCTCCATTAAATGTTTTTGTAAAAATGAAATTTCATCTTTTATAACAAAAAAATCCCTGATCTTTAATGCAGGTGCATCATTCAGGGATCTTGCTAAGGGAATATTGAAACTATTCATTAGTTGATACTCTTCGATAATTTTGTCAAATTCTGAATCCCATAAATATCGAGGATTCGCAAAAAAATGAAACTGGTAAAATAATTGCTGACCAACTGAAAACTTTTTTCCATCTGCCTCCGATGCTATACGTTCTATTTCTTCCCATATCTCCTCCTCATCATATTGTATATTTTTGAAAAGGGTAGGAGATTGAGCAGTATAATTAGTTCCTAGTGGGAGGATAACTGGGAACTGAGGTGTTTCTGTATAACCAAGTGCTGAACACCAAACAGCATAACTCAATCTCCTGATTCTTTTTTTGACTCATTATCCATTCTTAAGTAACGAAGTAATATTTTTTGACCTAGTGCATCAATCTCAGGATGACTTAAGCCTTTTAAAATATTTTCAGGATCATCAAAAGCAAACTCTAAACATTTTGAAATAGATTGATCATGAAGTTCCCAATCAATATTTAGTTTAGAAACTTCACCTTTTTTGTCAATTGTTGAATTTCTATAACTTTTTTTATACATGTTATAAAGCTCACGTTCTTGACCAAATGTTATGTCATTTATTTCATATTTATCTACTTTTTGCATAGATCCTCCTCTTTTTGGATTTTGTTAAAAAACGGATTGAATAAAGGGCGTTAGAATCGACTTTCTCGACAGTAGGCGATAGTTACTACGCTATTATCTGAATGACATCACCTGAAGTGTGAGCCATACCTTTAATCGAAACGTCGAAAAATTGAGCAGAATTTTCACTCATTGTAAGTCCTGTTATCTTACCATAGTCAATTTTGATACCAAAAGTTGATGCAGAACTCCAAGTTCCATGATTAGACAGTTCAGTACTCACGGTACTACCTGATTTGAAAGTTGAGTCGAGTCCACCTGTGTTGTCATCATATTTTATACTGGCATCAAGATTTATATTAATTTCAGGAACTGCTGAGATTATAGATTCAGGTTCTGCTGTTGATCCATTAAAACCTAAAAAGTTTCTAGGATTTTCTATATTCAAAGTAAGAGATGCAATAACACAGTTTGATATACCTGCCACCTTTCTAGTAGTGTGCATATCAGTTAAAAAATAATTATTAGCACTAAAAACAGTTGGACTGCTTGGAGCACCTTGACCGTAACTTGGAGTAGATGCTGTTTGAAAAGTTCCTGAAATAGTAACCCTGCCACTTTCTGTTCCCATATCAGCACTAATTGATAATGAAGATAAAACACAACCTTTAAAAACAATGCTATGATCATCTCCTGCCTCTGGAGATATAAATGCAACTGTAAAAGTTTTAGTGTTTGTACTTGCACTTGCACCAATTTGTAATTCAGGTGGAGTATAATTAAAAGCCACATCATAACTAGCAGGAGAACTACCAACTGCTGTGGTTGTTATTGCTTGTAATAAAATAGGCAGAGTTGTTTGATCTGCATATCCTGAAAAAGATATTTCCTTAATCGTATGTTTTTCTGATATGTAGGCATCTGCGACCTTGGCTGTTCTGCCATCTCCAGACCTGACATCTAAAACTTGTGTGGGTGTAATTGTAGGAAATGTAATAGCATCAATATTTAAAAGATTCATACTTGATACGATTGCAGTTCCAATTGTTGTTTCGGCTTTAATAGCCATTTTAAACTGACTGGCAGAATATCCTGCTCCATCTAAAGCCATTATTCACTCTCCTTTGGTTTTGGTTGTTTGACATATTCTTGAACAAGTTCAGGTATTTCTTTTAATTCAACCACCTCTCCCTTGTTCAACTTTCTCCAATCCTCTGTATCTAATCCACTGTATGAATCCCATATTGGAATTGGTTTTTTTAAATCTTTTATTACGACTTTCATAAATATCTCCTATTCATAGTCAGGTTCTGATGATGTACAAGAAAATGCAAAGTTGATCACATAGTTATCAGGTCTGTTTTCTTCTTGATCCGTTAATGCAGGGCTGTAATTGACATCTCCGATTATAGCATTATGATATAAATAACTGGTCAGTAGATTCCAGTAATCCTCACTTAATGAAAAACGATCTGTTAATGTTGAAAAGATTGTTTCATCTCGCAAGGGAGATGGATTGTTTTTCATCAATCTTAACATTCTTTCAGCAATATTAGATAAATAATTACTATGTGTATTTCTTTGGAAACCTAATCGGTTCATATAAAATCTGATATTAAAATTATAGTTTCTAATAAATCCACCTGATAAAGGTTCTACATCAGAAACAGAATCAAATAAAATATTAAAAAAAACGCTGTTTCTGTATCGGTAATCTTTTTCAAATACAACTGGCATACTGAACTCCTCCGTGATTAATTGTTGGAGTTTGTTCATGATCTGTTTGCCTTTGTTTAAATATATCATCTTCTCTCGATTGTGTAGGTTTTAACTGGTGATCCACTTTCAGGTATCATTCCTGAACATTCAATCTCCCATGTATCATTTGTGGTAAGAACCCCATAACTAAAACGAATCTCAAGTCCATGTGCAAGTTGCTGATATGCTCCTGATATAGGTTCATCACTTACCACCTCTTTAACTTGTAAGCCAGTATCATCCCCAACAAACACAGAATATTTAACAGAACTATTTGCAGAGCCTCGAGTAAGAGTACCACCATTTGTAATAATTACTTTAATAAAATCATCATCTGTTGCCAGTCCTCTTAGATCTGAAATATTTGCAGTTGTGTTCGAATTAACACTTACCCTGCGAACAATGCCTTGATTCTGTCTTGATGATTTATCATGCCACAATGAAATCTCACCTGATTTAATTAAATCTAAATATCCATTTTTTTCTTCAAGATTGTATGCAAGAGAATCTAAATAATCTGCTCGGTCTTGATCATACGGTCTCACAATGGATGCACAAGCAAGGAGTGCATTTGATTTAATTATGATGTCATCGTAATCTCTACTGGTTGAACCTTGTATGCCGACACCTAATCTTTTATGAATAGGTTTATTGATGTATGATCTGATGAACTCAGCTGACTTTTGTAATGCTAAAGTTTTTAAATCTGAAAAGGATCTACCACCCTCAATTGTATGATGAGTAACTGGAGTATTATCTGAACGTAAATAAACAACATCATTCGTTGAATCATAAAACCATTGACCATCTGTGTCATTTGATTGCAAGTTTGAAAGGGATGATTGTGCAGAACCTAAAGTAATATTATCCCTGAATAATTCATCAATCGTTCCAACAGAACCTGAACGATAAACCTTACTAGAAAATGTGATCCATTCTGTGATCAATAATCTTCTATCAAATGCCTGAATATCAGGAAGATAAAATTCTAAATCCGTGCCAGTATTGGCATACACTTCATCATATGTACTCATAATTCTCCAAACTCACTTCCCAGTAATTCAGGTATATCAAGATTATCAATGACCTCAAATATCCTCATCATGATCTGTCCTTTTTCTTCAGGTGTTATTTCATCAAAATATTGTAATCGTAAGACTTTCAATTGTGCTATTGCATCTCCAAGATTAAGTTGTTCCATCTATTACCTCTCCATTTAAAATTGTTTTACCCTTAATTATATCCACGATATGTAAGATATAATCTCCACTTGAGAACCAGTCCACAATACCAAAGGCATGATTCCAGTTCGTTCTTCTTCCCTTAAGCCATTTATTATTTTCTGCCTCAATACTTTTTAAGCATCCTAAACTGACACCTGCAATCGTTCCGTCCACATGCGAAATCCCCATTCTTTGCACATCATGCATGTGTCCATAAACCACATTCTTTCCGAGATTTTGAACATGTACCCTTGTATGAAAAGCTGTGCTATAATGCCCTCCATGATAAAAATAAAGTTTTCCAATTTTTAAATACTTTCCATATTCATAATATTTATAACCACGTTCTTTTAATTTGTATGCTTTATCAACCTTGTAATTTTTTAGGTATGGATGCTCTTCTACGAATTGATTTAACCAATCACAATGGTTACCCTCAATGAAATGTTTTTGATCACATCCTACTTCTTTTAATGCTTTATCAAAATCATCTAAACCATCATTACCTGATTGAATATCTTTATCAATCTCAGGGATTATATATTCAAGAGGTGGTCGTTTTCTTCTTTTATATTTCCAATGAGAAACCGACTCGTTTTCACATAGATCACCTAAATGTATAAATATGTTAGGTTTTACTTTTTTGATTGCTTTGAGTACCACATTAACTGCACTTTGATCTTGCAATGGATAATGGGTATCACAGCAGACTATGGCTCGTCTGTGGATAAAGGGTTAGTCCTTTTGTATAGTTACTTTCATTCTGAGAACGCTTGTTGAACTTGCAACAAAGTTTCCACCACTTCTGTTGATGGCTGTTGCAAAAATACTGGTACTGCCACTTGCACTTTGGATGCCTAGATCTATGCCAGTTTTACTTGCTAAACTTGAATCTGTTAAATTGGTGTAATCTCCTGATGCAATCTTTACAACACCAAGCATATTGACCAATGCTGAATCTAAATCTGCTACATCTTCTCCAATAGATTTACCCTCATCTTGTGCTAGTGATGTATTTACTGAACTGAATACAATATCCATTGCAGGTGAAGTTGTTGTTTGATCTAAAATCGTAATTGATTTAATTAATCCTGAGCCACCATTTTCTGAGGTTGCAAAAGGTATCTCTATTGCTAAAGAAAAAAGTTTATTATCTCCAATGGTTTCTGCATCAGTTGTTAGTGTTACTGATATAACATCCAAATCTTGTTTGTTCAATCTTTCGGATGTCGAAAATTTATCTATTTCTGTTTGTGCCATTACTATCTCCTAATAAGTATTAATGTGAAACTGCTCGTCTGTACCATCCGAACCAGTATTTTTTTAAGGTAGGTTTACGATTAACTAGGTCAGCATAATATTTAACTCTGAATGATTTCAATCTTTCAGGTTCAACAAACTCTGATGCCTTTGCAGTCATCTTACCAAGTTTTCCATCAACAGTTATCTGTTGTTTATTTTTATTATTACAAGTTTCCTGAAGAATCTTTGTGGCTCTTGACCTACCCATATTAACTGTCATGTCAAAATAAATCTGTCTTAATTTTTTAGGTAAAAAAACCACACCAGTTTTGATCCAGTAATCGTCATAATAAATTTTGATCGCTTGTTTCCTAGAAAGATTTTTTATGTCCACATTGGGATAAGCACGTTTACTGATTCCAAATTTAGTCTCACCTCCTGGATCTTGTGGATCATTTACATATCCACCCTCATGATTTAAAACTTGGATCACTCCGTCTTTAAATTCTTCAGGATAACTCATTAATAAGGTTTCCTACGTTTTCTCATCTTCGTCTACCTATTTTCTTTTTCTTTTTTTTCATTCCAACTTTTGCTTTTTTCTTTTTTTTACCTGTGTGATATGGCATTATTTACCAACCTTTCTCTGTGCTGATGTATGAGACTGAGTGAATGTTCTACCTCTTCTCATTGCTTTGACCATCTCCCTTAAATGTTTTGCTGTATGATGTCTAGCATGTCGCCTCATGGCTGTTACTTGCCTTTTGGTAAGTCCAGTTAATTCTACACCTTTTACTTTAGGCATTAAGCACTTTCCTCAAAACATCTTTAACAACCTGCCATACAGCACGAGCAATTTTTTCTTCTGATTTTTCGTTAATGAATGGGATGTCAATGGATTTATTTAATCCGTTGATTACTTTATCTTCAACCTCATCATTTGTTAAGTGATCTAATATGATTTTATTTATACTCATTTATTTACCTCATTATGTTAATAATCCAAGAAATACTGCTACCAAAAAGAACAACAACAATCGCAAAAAACCCTTTGAACCACGATATCTGTTTCTCAATCGTGCCTTGCCTATGTTGGATGTTTCTAAGATTTTCCTTAATCCATCCGACATCTGATTTTACATAAGTCAAATCAGAACGAACTGACTCTCTCCATTCATTCAGGTCTCTGCTCATCTTCTCCCTCGTCATTTACAAATTCAAAAACAATTCCATCAGGAATATTATATTCTGTTTTTTCTGTTTGTGTTGTATCATCCACCAGATTTTCTCCTTTGTTTACTGCCTCTGCCATTACCTAGTTTTGATTCGATATAATTAAGATGATTAGTTGTTTCATCATCTAAATGACTAATGGATTTCATTAGTTCTGTTATATCTTCATTGATGGAATCTTTTAAGGCGTTTTTTGAATCGATTAGTTTGATGATGATCTGATGAAGATCATCTATCTTTTTGTTTAGTTCTCCAGTCATCCATCTGAATACTCCAAATAGAAGTACAGCAGATAAACCTGCGAAACCTAACTCTGCAAAATTACTGGGATCTATCGGCACTGTCCTTTTCCTTGTTCAACGATCCATTGAGTAGATTTATAAAGTGATTCATACCTACCTCTAGTTGTTGAAGATTAAATTTTGATGATTCTATTTTTCTGTTTAGATCTGTAATATGTGCCAGATATGTTTTTTCATTAGCATCCATATTATCGATTTTATATTCTTTGTCATTGAGTGTTATTGTGTTTTCTTTTTTTGTTTTACTCATTTGTCCTCCATTTACCATTTTACTTTATTAGCCCACCATGCTCCTGACATCTTACCTTTTCTGATGTTTTTAGCATGTCTTTTACGAAAGTTTCTCCGTAGTGTATCAAATTTTTTACCTTTTTTATCGGTTGCACCAGTCACTCCCTGCTGACCAAAACGAATTAATTTAACTTTGTGTCCCACCTCTGCAACAACTGCGTGAGATTTTGTTTTATGTTGAGGAGTTCTTTTTGCTTGATTTGTTTTTCTAAATCCAAATCGTTTTAATAATTGTTTTTTTCTTTGTAGATGTGGCACTATCCAAACACTCTTTTTAACAATGATTTAGGTATTCTTTTACCTGCTTTATACAATCGTTGCATCCTTGTTATATCTCTACCTCTTTGAGTTCTTTGAGCACCTTTTGTTCCTGATAAATATTTCTTAGGAACAGATTTGTAAACCTTATCTTTAGCCACTCGCCTTTGCTTTTTTCTTCTCATCTTTTTTTACGTCTTTTTCTTTCTGCCCTTGCAAGAACTGGATCATGTTTTATTGCTTTTCTACCCTTAACAATTTTTACAAATGAGTTCACTCTAGCCATCGCCCATCCAGAGCTGGAAATTCCTTTCCTCACACCTGATCCTAGACTCGCACCGAGTCCACGTCGATAAACCTTTGTAAGTGAACTTGGTCTGATCTTATTTTTTTTAGCAATCGTTCTTAATCTTTTTCTAATTGATGCACTTATTGCCATTATTTATCACCTATCATTGTGTTTAAATCATATACTTTGTCTTGAAGTTTTATTATTTCTGATTCGTGTTGTGCAACCATTGTTTCTAAAAATCTAATTGAAGTATTTTGAATATGGTCTGAGCTAATGGGAGCATCTTGGTTAGCCAACATATCTGATTGAATTTTCTCTATGTGCATTGAATTGTTTGATGCAGAAGTTTCCAAAAAACTAATTCTTGAATCCAACTGGCTGTAACCCCAAACACCTAAAACGATTGCTGACAAAACTTGAATTAAAAAACTAAGTGAAAAACTTACTCCACTAGACTCTTGAATCTTTGCCATTAGTACAATATCCAATCACTTGCAACATCATTCCAATCTTTATACTTAGTTCTGTTTGTATCTTTTTTTACAATTTCAAACTCTTCATGGTTATAACACCAAAGCATTGTAGAGTCTTCATTAAAGTGTAATATTCTATTGTAAAAATGTTTTTTGCCATGTTGGTCTTGTATATCCATACTACCTGATCCTGTACAATTCAAAAAAAGAATCAATGGTATAGTTATTTTTTTTAACATCTCAACCAAGATTATTCTCTTTGCAATATTGTTCTAAATCAGCAGTTGCACATCCATCAGGATAAGGAAATCTGTTTTTGATCTCTGCCTTTTTATTGAGCCATACAGACTTTTCTATTTCCTCTGCCATATATTGTGCCAATAAAGGATCAGATTCTTTTTTGTGAGCATGAATCCTTTGACTCCTTGCAGTTATATAATCATTGGCATCTTGTCTAGTTATTGCCATTTTAATCTCCTATTGCTAAAGGTTGTAAAGTTGCACTTATGTTTATGGCTGATCCACCACTATCAACTGCTTTGATTACCATACCTGCAACAGAAATTGTAAATCCGTTATTTTCTATGGTATCAACTACTGCAATGCCTCCATTATCTACACCTATAATCCCAGTAAATCTTGTAGAATAACTTCCACCACGTCTGACTGCATTAAATAAATAGATACCATCTCCAGTATTATTGGCAGGAGCAGTATTTGTTAAATCAAAAACTTCAGTTGCACTTGTGCCTAAATTCACATCAGCATGTAATGTTCCAATATTCATACCTTGACCAATAGTGATGGCATCACTTTGATCAATAAGTAATCTTTCAGCACCTCCAGTTTCAAATGATAAAGTGGTACTATTTAATGCAGAAAATTTATTTTTATTTCCACCACCACCACTATACTCTGCCGATGTCATTGAAAATACAGAGGCAGGTTGAGATGAATCCGTAAAAGTAATATGTTGAACTGCATCTGCACCAGAAAA